TCATACCCCATGTGTGCCTGTAATCCAGCCGTGCCTATCTCCGTCCATTTTTTCTCGTTGTCGCTCATTGGTATGTCGCTCAATGTGTCCTCACTTCCATTTCGATTCGTAATCATCTACACTGCCAAGACTTTCAATGTCCGCCCAGGTTGAACCACCGCCCGCCGTCATTGCATGTCGTAAAATTGCAAGCATGATTACCCAATCATCATGCCTTCCATCAGGTGCGCTGAATCTCGGATGCCCGCTTGCCATTGTCAATACTTCAAATGACCGCAGCTCGTCACTGGCTTCTTTCGGCACCTGGAAGTTATCATGCTCAAATGACACTGCCAGCCCTTGAATCAATGGCGGCTTATTCGATGCCGTCATGTTAAAACCTGGCAATCCATCTGTGCCAGACAGAACCCTTAACCCATCCTGTGCCAGTATTTCAATATTCGGAACGCCCATGCTGTTGCGCTCAGGCATTACGCCTTCACAATCCCAACGGTGGTACATGGTCTTTACCTTTTCGCGCTGGTAGGTGTAATCCATCTGATTGAATCGCTCCCAATCCACCACCTTGTTGCACTCCCGGCACCCTACCCCTTGCACGGTGAAGTCGTTACTTTGTCCCCAGTCAAGCGCCATGACCTTGCGGTGTCCTCTGTGATTTAGCGGACTGTCAACCTCTTCCAAAATAGCGCATTGGTCGATGTTCTGGAAGAAACCACCATCCTCAACAAAGTCCGCCATGATCTCTTGTTGGTAAACTCTTCCCGGTAATTCCTTTTTCAGGTCGTCAATTTCGTCCCTGGGGATGTGTGGGTTGTCATAGGTCGAATATTTCCACCGCGCCCAATTCTCTTTATTCTCTGCCATGGAATACAGTTTGTAAAAGTCATTAAGTCCCTTTGGTGTGCCTGAGAATATTGCCCCGCCCCTCATGTCCGCTAAGGTTGCCCGGATAGACGTGTTCCATATTTCCATCAACCTTGACACTAATCCGGCTTCGTTGACAATCGCCAGCTTGTACTTTCGTGACCTGCCAGCGTCGGGGTTGCTGTCGAATGACCACATCTCCAGAACGCCCCCGGTGATTATCTCAATCCGGCGCTCCTGCTCGCTGCGGTCTTTGGTTATCGGCGCTAATATATTGCGTATCTCACGCCATGAAGGAGCCATGTACTTATAGGTCGGTTCAAACCAGCCAACCGGATAGCCTTCTAACATGGTCTTTATGGCTATGTCTTCGTCAAGTATGTTCTTGCCAAATCTACGTCCGCAATCCAGAACATTGAAACGCTTTAGTCCACCCTTAATCTTCAACTGCGCTTCATGCAAGCGTGGGAGTGTGATCACTTTTGTCGCGTCACTCGCCGATTGGTTTGTCATCGTATACAACCTTTACTATCAGCGGTTTATCGTTATCAGTTGCCAGTGTCACCGGATTCGGCACCTTGCCATAACCGTATTCGATGAAGTTGACCTGATGCTTATTGTCCTTCGCCCACGAGCGGACTATCATCTCCGCAACCGTTGCCACGTGCCCGTCAATGACAATAGGGTTTCCATCCTTGTCCTTCGCTATCTCATTGCCAACGGATTGCACCAGTTTACGTAGCGCGTCAAAGGATTTAGGACGCCCGTTGCGGTTGATACGCGGGTCGCCTTTCTTGAACGGGGGTTGTAAATTCTGTTCGTTTGCCATCATCTCTCGGTGTTATCTCGGTGTATGTCGAGTTCTGGAAACGCGGTTGCCATGCGCTCTAATATATTTGTCCTGATATGTTTTGCAATTGAACGCATAAAAAGAGGCATGACCGCATTTCCAATACGCGACAAAATAACTGGAAGATCTCCAATGAACTCATAACTATCTGGAAATGAGGCTATTCGTTTTATCTCTGCTTCAGACAAATATCTATTTTCTTCTGGGTGTATTTGTCCTGATAATATTGACTTCACGAGTGTCTTCGCTGGTTTATCAAACCGCAGTCGCTTCAGTCCAAACCACCGCCAGGCGGTGGTTTGGTTTATTCTCTGAAAAGCATCACACCCGTCTTCACCAGGTTTCATTTCGGCAACAATCTTTTTACAGTCACCAGTAGGATACTGTACCTTCCCGTGATTACTAATATTCTTAAATGCATCGTTTATTACAATCGGCAAACTCTCTGCCTCTGGATAACTTAGCTCTATTCCTAAATCGTCCCTCACGCCAATAAATATCATCCGTTGCCTGGATTGCGGGACATTGAAATACATAGCATTGAGTAAACGAGCGGACACTTTATATCCGCTTGCCTTTAACTCTTTGAGTATTTCAACAAACACAAGTTTCATAATTCCTTTGACCATGCCGGATACATTTTCCATGACAAATACTTTAGGTTTTAGTCCTCTCAACAATCTGACATACTCTTTAAATAACGAATTGCGAGGGTCATCTATTTGTCTTTTGCCTGCTGTGCTAAATCCCTGACAAGGCGGTGACCCGTCAAGAATATCCAACTCGCCAACTTTTAATCCCGTCTTTTCAAGTATCCAATCAGTTGAACATTCTGCAATATCACCGTGATAAACAGGCACATCAGGAAAATTCAACTTGAATGTTTCAACTGCGTTATTGTCCCACTCGACTGCTAACAATTCCTTGAATCCTGCCATTGAGTAACCCAGGCTTGACCCGCCACACCCTGCGAATAAACTGATGACAGTTGGCGCATTATCCGACTTCGGTTGTAAATGCTCCCGCCAGCAACTTTCAAGAAATGGAAGATAATCAATCTTTTTTAGCGGCATGTTCGTGTCCACAAGTCGGGCATTTACAAACTTGAATACCGTCTGCTAAATCTTCCCCGTATTCCTTGAATTCTGGCGCATCCTGTTCGCTATTCAGCATTGATTCGACTGCTACAATATCCCGTTTCCAATCCTTCAGCGCGGTATCATCCATGCCCCACGCGATCAACTCCGGCGCATCCCACTCATTCGCTAATACTTCCCAATCCCAATCACCACCGCTGATGTTCGCGGCAATGTTAGCCTCTGCGCTTGTCGCCTCATCCCACTTGACTTGACGGTATGCGTACTTATGACCCTTCCAAACAATAAAGCCGTGTGCAATCGTTCCTTGTTCATCCGGCTTATCATAGGTTTCAACTATTTCAGGAATTCCATCTGTGAACACGGTCATGCGCTGATTACCGCCGATAACCTCATCAGTATTCAGGTTATGCACAATACCACTCAAATCGCCCAACCGCTTTAATGTGTCGGTCAGGCGCTCATAATCCTTTTTACTGATTTGTCGCGGGTTACGATGGTATGGCTTCAAAAAAACCTTTCCTTCACTACCAGCGGCGCATTCCGCCAGTATTCCATCATGCTGTCCTTGCCGTACCGCTTGCATTGCCTTGCCCAAAACACACACTTCAGCTTGTACCCGTTTATCACCGCTTTTTCGACATGGCAGTATGCACAGACAAGCATCAGGTTGCGGTCATCGTCAAAGTATGCTTCACCCTTTTTTGTGCCAAAAAATACGTGATGCCGTTGTGTCCCCTGCCTGAAGTTACAATGTTCGCAGTAGTTGCCGCGCTTTTCTCGCAACTCAGGTACGGTAATCAAAATGGAATATCCTCATCAATCACATTTGCAGGCTTGCCCCACATTACCGTCGCTTCCTGATCAGCCCATAAATGGCCGTAGTGCCTGCCCTCGTGCCCATGTGTCAACTCGCAAAGGATAACCATGCCGGGGATGGCGAGGATCTTGTCACAGCGGACGGTTGCCCTCATCAGGTCTAATACTTCGTAATCGGCTTCAGTTTCCATGTCACTCCATCCCTCTAATCCGGCAACTACGTACAGGGTAATAATAAAGTTGGTGGCAAGGCACGCGGGAGGAGACCGCTTGCACTATGCGGATACCGATAAATAGTGTTTGCCTGGTAGCCGCCGGACTGGAGAGGAGGATTACTGCTCTAATGACTTTGCGGCTTCAGCGCTTGAAAGGCTGCCTTTGAGGGCGCTATCTTCCATTGCCACTCCGATAACGTATGAAACGATAACGGGCTGCCACAATGCAATTAGAATCAATATTTGATCTAATTTCTCGGGGGCAAAAAACCATCCTAATACGATTGCTATTGTTGAAAATCCAGCGTCACAAATCATGGTACGAAATTTACGAGATTGCCACATATTCACTCCTTAAACAAAAATAGACTAGATATACACTAATCTATTTTCAGCTAAAAGTAAACTACGTATTTAAGGCAAGTTTTTCCTAATTGTTACAATCGGCTTTTCGCAGTAGATATTTAATTCAATCGCCGCTTCAACCGCCTTTTCTGTTGGGGCGCCATAATATAAAACTGCAAGCGCATAATCCGCCCCACTGCCAATCGCTGCATACTTCTTGACTTCGCTAATCAGCCATTGGTGAATAAGAAATACCTTTCCTTTGTATCCGATAAGGTAGGTATTGTTTATTTTTGGATCGTCTGTTTTTTCCTTTTTCCAATCAACAAATTCACCCAATAATTCAAGTATGCCTCTTTCGTCTGCTGTTGCTATTCCATGCGTTTCAAGGAATAGTTGCATAAGCGCGTTGTCCTGTGCTATGCCAACCCCACCAACAACAATATCTTTCACTTCGAACATTTTAGCCCACTTGTTGGTTTCATTACCGTGCTGCGTTTCGCCCCATGTGACTTGTGAATCCGCCGACATTTCAAATCCGTCCTTCAGTATTCTGCAAGCAACTACGCTCATTTACTCCTCAATTCTGGATACTTTTTGAATAGCGCGTCAAATAACGCCTTTGTGGATTCTTTTGTCAAATTGCCCCGTACTGTGTTTTCAATAGCAACAATCACGCCTGTTTTCCAGTTGTATGTGTCTTTTGGGTTTTGTCTTGAAATGCCAGTAAAGACGAATTGCCCCTCTTCCCATTTACACCATGTTATCGGCTTGCCCATGAGAATCTCGACATGCGCCGCTCCATAGTGGAACCGTAGGCGGGCGGGTACGGTATTCGGCTTTATAGTTCCAATACGCGCCCATCCATTTTGTGTATCAATAAATAACTTGCCAATTCCTACCATCAATTGTTCGCGCGCCATAATCAAACCAGCCATTGCTTCGGAATAATCCTGACTACGGTTAGCGTATCTTTTCAGCGCCTTGACATATTCCCGCCTATCCTCTATTGATTGTCCAATTCTCAAAAATATATTCATCTACTCCTCCAATAATCCTAATGATACCACCAGAGCCATTGCAGCCGTGATGGATGAACACTCTGTTTTGCACATCACGCGCCGTTTGTAATATTCAACAGTCCGGGGGGATATGCCCATCTCATTTGCTATCTTGGGGACTTTGTACCCTTTAGCCAAGTAGCGCATGACTTGCTTCTCCTGGCGAGTTAAATCTATCTTATCAGGGTTGTCGATGGCCGTTAGTTCGAATGCGCAGTTGTTGGTGGTATCAAGCATCAGCACCCCCTAGTATTGCCTCTCCTATCGACTTCTGTAATGATGCGTACACATCTGCTAAACCGCGCATTGCCTCAACCGCCGTTACTGGTTTCACGTATTCCGACATATCAACCGCCGTTCCCTCGCAACTTTCCCAGGGGATTAATTCTTCATCGTCCTCAAACGGCGCTCCGCACGCCCCGCAGTTACCGCGCGCATCCTCACAGCGGGAACCGCAATAGTGACATTGTTGTTTAGTCATTCAGCACCCCTTCCCTCATACATCCGCCAAATATCCTTATGTTTCACAGTGCGCTTTTTGCCTATCCAGAATAATCTATCTTTCATGTTGTCATCCACGTCAACGCCTGCTAACTTCAGGTACAACTCCGCGCCATCATCAGCACGCAGGAATTGCCGCGCTTCATCATCCCCGCTTCTCGCGTCCAGGATGGATTGCCGGATTACAGCAGTAACCAGGTCAATGCCGGGGATGCCAGTGACAGGCGGCTCGTCATGGTCAACCTTGTAATATGGCTCACCTTTGCGCTTATGCTCAAGCGTGCAATCCGGGCAGCGTTTAGTCCGCCATGCTGTGAGTTTGGGAGCTTCGAATTGATCACCGCAACCTATGCACAACTTCTCGACCATGTCCGGCTCTGCATCAAACCAGCGCATCATTACGGGCAGCGGAGTGGCGGTCATTTTGTCCTCTCCAAATACTGCTCAATCTCATCTAGCACCCAATCAATGTTGGCAAGGTTTCTTGCCACGACAAACCATCCACCTGCCTTATCAACCTTATTCCCGAACTCTTGTTGCTTCTCTGATACTTTTTCTTCAAGATACTTCACCTCTATCGCTAGATACTGCCCTCGATAGCAGGCTATGATGTCGGATGTCCCTGCCTCTGCTAACTTGATGCGTCCACCTCGTTTTGAGATTGCACCGCCTGAATTGACACGGGTTGCCACTCCGCCCCTGTCGGTTATTATCTGGATAATCCGCGTCTGCAAGTCGTGTTCATTCTCGATCCCCACAGCGCGGAGTGTGTCGGCAAGGTCAGGGGTCACGCTATTCTCACTTGTGGAATTGGGTCGTTTTCACCGGCATTGCGTTTACTTCTGAAATCAACCGCAAATGTTGAGTTATCGCCTTGTGTTGCTGTCACGGGGGCAATGATTGTTATCCCATAAACATATTGACCGTTTCTACCTGCGCTTTGGGATAATTCTATTAATCTTTGTATATCGTGTATGTTCAGGCTAACTCTATTGTTCATCCCTCCTCCTCCTTCATCTTCCGCAACTGCTCAATGGGGCAGTCGGGAGAGTGGACTACTTCTCCCTCGCATTCCGCTTTTTCGCTACTTCCGCAAAACGCGCACAAAATAACTTCACCGTCAAACTCTTTCAGCACCCAAAACGCTGCCATGTCCTCTGCCAATTTCTTCCATGCGTCACGGGATTTCACCAATTTATCCCACGCTTCTTTGCTAATCGCTATCATTTCCTCACTCCCATCTTTGCCAGTATCCATCTCAACAGTGTGACGCGACCTGTGCCGTGACAGACTTCACACTCACAAGTTCGATATGGCGGATAAGTAAAGAATCCTAAATAACAACCATTCGGGCAAGTTATCATTTGGAATCATTCTCACATTCTGACTTGCTTCTGTGGCAAACAGGACACTCGGTTTTATCCTTACCAATATAAAACGTCCAGTTTTTATTTGAACAATACCTACATTGCCAGTCGCCAGTTTTTATTAATTGCGCCATGATTGCGTCAATTTCAGCCTGTCGTTTTGCTGTTCGCGTCATTTCTTCTCCTCTTCTAATTTAGCCAACTCCGCCGGAATACAACAATAGCAGATGGAAACGGTGCGGGGTTATTCCCGTCTCCAAACTTCAACCGTCCACGAATAAAGCGGATCTGCCCTTTCATAACGTAGTCATGCCAGTATGCAGTGTCAGTTCGCGAGGGTATCAAACAAACCACTGTCGCCCCTTTTTGCGATTCGTCATAAGCCTTTTTAATCCACTTACCTATTTCGCGTCCGTAGGGTGGATTTACGAATACCGTACCTTGCCAGTCTTTTGTTAATCCGTCATCATCCCGCGTGAAATGACGCGCACATTTTGCGTTCTCGTGAGTTGAACACGGATCTAATGTGAATTTAAATTCCAGATTCAACTCGTCAAACAACTTTTGCGGAGTAGTCCATTCGTTTGACAAACTACTCATCATTCCAGGGGTTATCACTTTGCTTCCTCCAGTTTCTTCAACTCCGCCATAACCTCATCACGGTGCGCCTTCCACCATGCGCTATCATGTTTCAGTATCATGTTGCGCCGGATCACTGCAATCTCATTCGCAGTCGTGCCATTCCGTACCGCTACCAAGTAGTCTCTACGCTGTGCAGGGGTGAGGTGGGTCATGCTGTAAATCCACCTTCCTTGAGTATTTTCAATAATTCAATCATTTCCTCTGCCAATAGCGTGAACTTTTCACCGTCTTTATTTGATAACCAAAAACATGCGGACAATTCAGAATATTCCAACTTGTTTTCTTGTTCCGGCTTTCCAAATTCAAATGTTTTCATGTATATGTCTTTACTCACCTCTCCACCTCATTCAGCGGTTTGGCTATCCGATTCCAGGCGATTCTCATTTTCTCTCTCCTCTATTCCTTCAACTCTGCTTGGATACGCCTCATTAATTCCTTGTGCGCTTGATAGTCTATTTCCTCGTAACGCAATTCCGGTTTAACGAATGGGTTTATGTTAAGCGCGTCTCGGTGAACCTCCCGAAGCAGTTCACGCAGGCGGGCGAGGTCGGAGGACTGATTGGCAACAGTTTGATTGGCAACGTCTTTGCGGATATACTCGTGACTGACAATGCCGTTTTCCTTATCGGTAATTTCATCAGCACACCAGGTTATCTCGTCACCAACGTCTTGCAGGTAGATTATCTTTGGATATTTGTCACTCATTTTTCAACGCCTCCTGTGCTATCTTTTTCATAGCATCAATTTGTGATTGATGTTTCCACAATCCTGTTGCAATCGGGTCATTGCTGAATTTCGCAATCCTTTCCAGCGCCTCCCGCAACTTCACATTCTCGGCGCGGAGGGAATCAATCTCATCGTCTGGATTCGGATACTTCGAGTACACCGTGTAAGTACATTTCAATTCACTCATATCATTCTCCTCTCAATTATCATACAACTTTTGCACACTGATTTCAAGTGGCAATTATCTAAATTGGCTGGTTGACTTCTCCAGTTCACCAAACGCCGGGAATCCTGGTTTTTTGACAAGCGTTATCATCCTGGCATCCCCGTCACCTTCTCGCAACTTGTCGAATAAAAGGGTAATCAGGTTAGGATTCTTGTTGTCCTTCATCATCACGGCTATTGTGTCAACGTCATAACTAATTTGCCCGGATCCTGATAATGTGGCCATGCCAGACCCGCCGCCTATTCCCTGCTTATTCATGGAATGTATTGTCAAACAGGCTAGGTTCAGGTCTTTGGCTATGTCGTGTAATGACGACCCGATATAGGCTAATCTTTCGTGATCGTCCTTTCCATAGCGGTCCTTCAGGAGCCTTAAATAATCGACAATGAAAAATTCTATACCGTTTAGCGTTTTTCTCTTTACCAAATCAGCTCTCATTGAGGCGGTTGTCCATTGAGTAGAATCCGAAAAGTAAACGGGTAGATGTTCAAGCCTTCCTATCGCAGCGTTTATTTTTGTTTGCTCATGATCCTCTAGCCTGCCTGATTTCATGCTTGACACTTGCACACTACTTTCAACCGATAATGTCCGGCGCAGCGTCTGGTGACTTGACATTTCCATTTCGTAAATAACGCCCGGATGGTCAAATTTTGCCATTGAGAAGCCAATCTGCATAGCCAGTAAAGACTTTCCTAATCCCGGCTCGCCTGATAGTAAAAACACCTCACCTTTTTGCAATCCCCCAGCAATCTTGTCAAGCCCTGGTATACCAGTTGCCAATCCGTAAATATCCTTCGGGTCGGCAATCCTTACCTGTATATCATCATATAAAGTTGATAATATCTCTGAAACGGGTTTGCTCTCTTTGTCCGGTGAAGCGTTAGTTACCATTCTCGTAACAAATCCCGGTATACTATCCTGTAAATCTTTACTTTCGTCAAATGCGCTTGTGGCAAGGTCACCTGACAGTTTTATGTAATCCCTCCGTCTTGCTTTGTCTTTGACAATGGATACATAAGAATCCCAATTCATACTAGACGGGGTAATATAGGTTGTGTTGGTTAAGAATGACGCGTCAACCTTCCCGACTAATTTCTGCATTACCGTGAGATAGTCTATGTCATGGTGCTCAATGGATAACTCTTGAAACGCTATCCAGGTTGCTTTTGTATCCCCAAAATAGAAGTCATCGGCGGACAAATCAATCTCGCGAAAACATGACGGGTTGACTAAAACGGATCCGATTACCGCCATTTCGGCTTCTTTACTGCAAGGAAGTTGATTCATTTATAATCCTTTTCCCGATCCACTCTGCTATTTGTGGCACTACTGCATTGCCCATTTGTTTTACTCTACGTTTGTCCAATTCAATGGGTATCCCATTATCCATTCGTATAATTGGGGGTTGGGTATTCCCCCATATTTGTTTTGAACAATCCAACCTATGCCGTGATAATGATCTCCAGGACTCTTTGAAGTCATATACTTCTCTTCCCAAACCGTTGGGGTAGGCCACAATGTAGATTCTTTCCCTTCTGTGCGGTGCGCCAAATTTTTGCGCCGGTAGCACTTGCCATTCTGCATCAAACCCGATTGTGGCCAAATCTCCAAGTATGTTTCCAAAGAATTTTCCATTGTCGCTTGAGAGTAACCCAAATACATTTTCTGCCACAACCCACTTTGGGTTAATTTCGCAAATGATTCTGAAAAATTCCGACCAAAGCGTCGATCTCTTTCCGTTAAGCCCAAGTCTATCCCCTGCAAGACTGACATCCTGGCATGGGAATCCCCCACAAATAACGTCAACTGGTTCAAGGTTGTGTTTTCCAACTTCTCTGACATCTTTATACCTCTTTACTAATGGCCAATGTTTTTCTAATACCTTATTGCAGGCATCATCAATTTCGACTTGCCAGGAGCATTCCATTCCTGCCCTCTCAAAGCCCAAGTCGAACCCGCCAATCCCCGAAAATAAGCTGCCAAATTTCATACTCCTCCTAAATCATAACCACATTGCCGTCAGGGTCTTTGTACATTCTTTTGGGAGCGGACTCTTTAGGTATTGCCGTTGTCCAGGTAGGTAACGCCGTCCTCAAACTAGACAACGCCTTTTTAATATTCGTTATCTTTTTATCTTTTATCCATAAAGCAGCGGACATTACTTTATCCGCACCGTATGTATCCCTGAATTCAATAATCTCATAGCCTTGATCGTTGCTTGCTAATGATTTTAGACCTGACTTTTCTAGGAATTCACCAACAAATGCTATGTTATCAGTAGGTTGCGCGTTATTCTTAGTCTTTTCTTTATCTATATCTTTATCTATATCTGCATCACGAACCGTTGCACTATCGTTACGCTCTCGTTTCACTTTCGTATCAGTTTCGTAATATTCTCGTTTCTGTTGCGTTTCACGATAGCGCATTGACCGTTCGTTTGTATCCATTGCGGATTGTCGGTCATGCCAGTTTGTTATTGAGTAAACGCCGTCCCGATATGTAAGCAATCCGGGCGATACCAACTCTTCTAATTCTTTGATAAGTTGGTCCTCTGGAATACGGAATACATAAAGCATGTGTTCAATCGGTGGGAGTTCTCCGTCCTTGTCATAATCCCCTGCAAGGCACAAACATTCATACCATCGAAGTCTAGCACCTGGCGACCTCATCATTATTTTTGGGTCATAGATAGTTTCGTGAAACAACTTTAGCCAATACTTACTCGCCATGTTTACTCCCTGTGTAACAAAAATCCGTCCTCATACCTTTTGCCTATCCTGTCAGAGAGTGGGCGGTGATATAAGAACGGATATTTGTCGGCAAAATAAAACGCCTCAACTCTCTGACTTACTCATTATACACCACAACCACCGCAAACTACAACTACGTATTTAAGGCAATCGGTCATTTACGCCTGCTCGCACGCTTCGATGTATTGCAGACATGAATCGCATATTCCGTCATTCAGATCGTCCGCGTGAAACTTGTCGTGGCATTTGTCGCACGTGGTATATTTTGGAATACCAGGCGGGTTCAATCTGCTATCCATGAAGTCAACTGATTCCATCGTTAATCCTCTTTTCTGGATCCAAAACGAACGCGGCAACCCATCTGCCAGTACCTTTACCTTGTTGTCGATCCTCAATTGCAAGCCAGCGAATATCTTTTAGGTTGCGAATTTCAGCGCCTTGTTCAATCAGCATGTGGATCCATTTGTCAATTGGGTAAAGCAACACAACTTTTTTACCTTTTTGGAATTCCTTAATTGATTTTCTAGCCCATGCTGTAGGACCATATTTTTTACCATCAACTTCAATTGCTCCGAATGGTGGGTTGACATAATTTGAGGATCCCCACTCCGCCACTAATCCGTCAAAGTCATCAGGTTTTGGGAATGGGCAAGGGTCAAATGTAAACGCGAATTCTTGATCTAACTCCTCATAAACATCATCAGGAATAAGCCAGTAGTGTTTGCCGTCTTTAGCGCCTTCTGTAAATGTCACTTGAAAAACTCCTCTACTGGATTTTCTTCTTCCGACCCTTGTAAATACTCGAATGTTTCCAAGAGAAAATGAAGCATCTTGTTTTTATCCTCACTTCGTAAGGTCATAGGATTTTCAGTTTCATCAACTAAGAATTCATATATTGACAACGCCCTATCGTGAACAGCGTCAGGACTATTGCAATTTGATTCCAAGTGTATTTCAGATCCACATATTGTACAATCACTCATCGTTATCTCCTCTGTAACTCCCGGCTTTAATTCCCCGTATTAGCCGGGAGATTGAAACGGTTATTTGATCGCGTTCTCGAATGTTTCCATAATCCCTTCAGCGGGGATCTTGCCAGCCTTGAACATCTCTTCGATTGCCTTTGCAGCGTCGGATGTGCTCAAACCTTTAGCGTTGGCAACCATCTTGACCACCTCGGCGGATAACCGCTTGTATTTCTTGTCCTGGTCGATTTCCTTGACAGTGGCGGGTAAACTCGATTGGTCTATCGGGGTTACGTCTACAATTTCTTCGTGGGTTGATTGTCCCATTTCTTCTGTGGTGTATAAGCCGGATAGTTCTTGTGGGAACGCCTTGCGGAGTGCTAAACTTTCAGCACACTTTGCAATCATAATATCAGGCATTTTATTCCACATGTGCATCAGTTCACCGTCTTTTTTGCGCTGTGCATAAGCCTCAAACCTGGCAACTGCCCATAACGGTTCTTTGAAGTCGGACCGCAACACACCAACTTTAGCGGCGGCGGGGGATTCTGATTCTAACCAGACTTCTTTCCATGCGCCGTCTTTACCACACCAGTATGGTCCTAATTGACCCGCGTATTTCTCGGAGCGTTCGGCAACCAACCGGAAGCCGTCAATGGATACCTGTACCACCATTTTTTCAATATAGGCGTTGGTATCCTTGTCCCACTCTTTGCGCTTGATTGCATAAATCTGGCGGGCAAACGGGTCAAGTCCAGTCCGCTGTGATTGTTGGATGAATAATTGCAATTCATCATCCGTTGCACCTTTTGCTATGGTGCGCTTGATTAGGTCAATCTGTTCGCGTCCGAATTCCATTGTTACGATTTCATTCATTGTTTCATCTCCTCTAAATTGGTAATTCTGGTGTGTCAAGTGACACAATAACTTTTAGCGAATCCCAATATGCCTGCGGGATGTCAGCGCGTTCGATCTCCGCGCCGCACCTTCGGCAAAAGTAGAATATCCCTCCGCCGTGATAGCATATCTCGCCTGACGCACCGTCAAAGTATTCCGTTGGTTCAACATAGTCAGCGCATATCAGGTCTACAGGGTGCTTGCATCGGATGTAAAACATCATTCACCGTCCTCTACATTTATGCCGTTCAACTTGACATACATCATGTGGGCTTTGAGGTCAGCCTGCTTGCACAGCTCCTCAAATTCTTCCATGGCGTTATACATTCCGCGTTCCACCCACATGTCAACCGACTGGCAGTAGATTTTCCACAGTCTGTCAGCTCTAGCCCTCGCGTGGATGTATACAACCTCCATAAGGGAGCGTTTCTTCGGCTTCAGGTCAGCCCAGGTGTACGTGCGGTCGCGGTCAGAACAGCCTACGCAGGTCATAATTCCCTCACATATCCGTCAATGGTAGATATTTTGGTTATAAATTCAGCCCGCGCGGCATCGCACACCTTCTGGTATTCAGCCCACGCGGCATCGCACACCTTCTCGTATTCAGCCCGCGCGGGAGCGCACACCTTCTGGTATTCAGCCCACGCGGCATCGCACACCTTCTGGTATTCAGCCCACGCGGCATCGCACACCTTCTCGTATTCAGCCCGCGCGGGAGCGCACACCTTCTCGTATTCAGCCCGCGCGGGAGCGACACGTTTCAACAATTTATCGCACCTTGTTTTTACCGCATCCTCGTCTGCCCATCCCGGAAGCGTTGACTCTTCGTCAAAGCGAAAACTACCAATCTTCCATGTAGGAATTTCAACCCTTACGAAGTTGCGGACAAAATGATCTGTATTGTCCTTGATTCCCGCGCGTCTTAGTATCTCTGAATGAGAAACATTGCCATCTGCATCAGGCTCGCAAAACAAGTATCTTCCGTCTTTCGTTACGATAACGCCAAATCCTTCACACATTATTTTCTCCTCTCAATTATCGCGGATATAACACATGCCAGTAGTATCAGAACGTAGCCTAATACGATTGCGCCCATCACTCCCGTCCGTTGTCGTGTCCGACTATTTCAATGTCACCGTCATTGTGGATAAGTTTGGCGTGCATTGTATCCAGTCGGTCATACATCTCTAATCCGCTGGAGGGTATCTTGCCGATGATTTTCACCTTCAGCGTTTCAACTCCCTGCCGTAAGACTTCTGACATGCTTACGTGTAGGATAGAGGACAGTTCCTCCATGTCAGACCTTGTTTCATTGTCGTGCGCGAATAAGAATCTATTTTCTTTCGTCATATTACTCCTCTCTTTGTATACTATCATTATAGCGATAGTTATATAAAAGTCAATACCCCAATTCCCACCAGTTTCCACTATCCCCCGCCGTGTTCTCGGAATGCTATGCGCTATCATAGAGGATTGAAAATTTGCCCTGTAGAATCAACGGAATAGCATAATGTGGTGTTATATACCTAAAATATCGGTCATATAACCTATAATGTAGGTGGTAGCTCCCGCGTGCATAGACGATTGTAAAGTATTTGTGAATTATTGTTAAGTTTTACTGATTTATTGTAAAGTTTGTTTCATTATGTTATCAATAATGATAACAAAGTACAATGGATTATCAATTATCGTATTGAAATGATACTAAGGTATAAAATATTGATCGTTATTGTCATGTCTTGAAAACTCAATTTTTAATACACGATACCAACATCATGTAAGATTTTTGCCATTTTTAATACATGACGAACTGATCGGGATTACCGAATAGTTGAGCAACTGACAAAGGATATTTGACGGTTGAAATGTCGGAATCTCATTCCGAGTTTTTAATAGTTATTAAAATAATCCAAATTATTATAATCAGGATTATTATAATTCTCGTAAACCGTCTTATTTGCGAGAATTAGACGATTCGGGAACGCGTCATTTTAAGCGACAAACTGACGGGTTCCCACATTTATCATACATAGATCCGCGTCAACCCTCACATTTATCAAAGGAAACTTTTGCTGAAAGTGTACGTCAGTGACGGAAAATGTGTGACATTTGCGGTACAAATATGCAGTTGGATTGCACAAGCTCCGCGAATTGACAAGTTTGTGCGCTGGAAACAAACTCCCCTCAACAAGACGCTATGCGACTCATCAGGGGAGGTTGCGGTAGCCAGTGGCCACCCATGCAGCATTAAGGCAACTGCCCGCCGGAAGCATGTGGTCAGGTCGCTAAACTTGGCAATGGAATTGCGGTCAATGACCTCCCCTACCATACGTCTTAGTGACGCGTTCCCCTCACTGCACATACTAATTGCTCCGGTGGGGAATTGCACCCTCTGATTTACCTTATCAAGATCTACGCCTATTACGCTCGGAGCATCTCGTTCTAACACGGATGACATTTGAGCACTAAGGCTTCATCCGTTTACTAATTCATGCGTCAGGATTTGAACCTGAAACCGTTATAGACTGGTCGTTTGGTTTACTTCTTGCGTTTACCCATCATTGAGAGGATCTTGACCAATTTCCCTACAATCAATCCTGAAAACGTACCTCCGCCAGCCACGATACAAAGTCTTTACGAGTACCGTTTTTCAGGGTGTAGATGGTGGGTTCGCTCCCTCCTCTAGGGTATTCACCGCGTGTCTCACCACGCCGCGCATGAAATGTTAAAGAGCATACTTAGCATTCACTAATATTATTGCACGACATTTTTCATTTGTCAAGTAGCTGCGGAGCGCCGCCCGTTAGGGATACAGCGCTCCATTTTGCCGGGCTTTGCCGGAGCGTGCAACTGGGAGCTACCCAGGTGGTGCATGTTTATTATACCGCTGGAACTCCCATTCTCTTATACAATCCCCAGGGAGTAGACGGGTCAAGGTCAAATGGATGCCCGCCCCTTACGATTGTCGCGCCTGTGCTGTGCTGTTCAGCCCCCCGGGTGCGTTGCCCGACATAGGCCATTCTTTCTTCGTCACAGCACATTCCCATTTGGATAGCCCAGAATTGATTGGATGGATCACGCGCCCTCAAATATCTGTGTGAATGCCCCATGAGGACGTGACATAGTTTTTTACTCGCGATCTGGATTGCTGCGGACTTACTCGCACTCACGGGATGCTCGATACTATAATCACCCTTTTCAGTGTGCAAGGTTGAAAAATAATACGGCGCTATCCTGTATTTCGGATTATCGCCAACTGTAAACTGCTTCAGTTGATCTGCAAACATGGGGGAATTCAGCGCGGACAGTAACCGCCCATCATGGTTGCCTATGACATAGACAATATCATCAAAGGCAGTAGACAGGTTGGTGAGCGCGTCCTTTGCTACCCTAACTTCACCCCCCACATCATCATCATGGTTAGGCTCAAATTGTTCAATGGTATTCAGGTATTCTTGTTGTAGTTTTGCGGGGAGTTTAGGTAGTAAGTCCATCAGCGCGGCGTGTGCTTTGTCGGATATGTCCCCTTGATTCTCCGACTTCCAATTAGCCTCCCAATGACTTATGGAATTGAAATGCAGCGCGTCCCCTGCGATATTACACTGCGTTATGCCCCACGACATTGCCAACTCAATACACCTGTTTACGAAGTCCGCGTTATGGAACGGGACTTCCAAATCAGGTATCACCAGGCAGTCGCCTGATTGTTCTAACGGTTTGTCGTATTTCGGGTAGGGGGATTCAAGAATAGGGGTAAAAGCGTATGAAGTACCTTTGTTGCCTGTTATGTCTCTGTAATGTGTCCTTGCTGCTTCACCGCCAACGCCAAACTCTTTTCCAATTTCATCATATATCAGGGTGGTATTTTCAACTAGATTTATTAACTTCGCGTTATCCTCATCGCTCCATATCTTTTTTCGTCTCAATTTCCACTCCTCACAAATATGCCCCGCTCACGGGGCAAGCATAGTAATATAATACAACAAATATTGTCCGATTGCAACAAGCAATTATCTCTTCGCCTTGATTAGAAACAATGGCCAGATAATTTCAAGGTTGTCCCTCACAATTTCCAGTATCCTGGCGGTCTTCTGCTCTTCGCTCAACTACTCGCCATCCTCTATAAAGTGTTCGTAATCTATGGCTTTGTCATTCATGTATGCTGTGATGGATGTATAAATTTTGTTGCCAATTTCGAGCGGGTTACTCATGTTACACCATCCTTTATTACGATCCTTTCATAAACAACGCGGTCACAAACGCGCCTATTGCAACAAGGCTATTTGTGAGTGACCAGGTATTTACCTTCTTTTCCAGGCTATCAATCTTTTCATCATGGCGGGTCAGGGTAGACAAGTTTGCTTGCAAGTTGGTATCGTGTTCTTTAATCCACGCTTCCCACTTGTCGATAACCTTCAGCACGGTCTCGCGATCCTCACACTGTGATTCTGCAATCTCTTCCAGTTTGGCGGCGGTTGCTTTGCGGTCATTCCAGTACAAGACGTAAAAATCCCTCATATTGGTGGGTACTTCTGGATTGCTAAAATCATTCGGTGAAGATGCCATGTTTAACTCCTAGTGTAGATCGGGGTGATGTTGCCAAAGTTTTGCCAGCTTTTCCGCGTCCGTCAATACAACGGGTACGGGGATAACTTCGTCTTCAGGGGTGATGCCTGGCTTCAGCAGTGCTTGGAGATTGAATACGCGGTTGAGATCGATGTATTTATTTCCAGTCGAGTTACCGTAAAGGATACCATCACCCGTACTGGAATACTGCCATAACGCGGCTTCAGCCCATGCACCTGTTATCGGTGATGGGTAGTTGGTGTAGTGTGCAACCCACAGCGGACATTCTAAAAAGTTTCGGAATATGTAGCGATTGAGATAATCCTTTTGTCTGCATAGCCCTGAATTGAGGTACATTACCGGATTATGCCCGGTTTCCAGTTTATAGGTATTCACCCACGACAAGGCTTCTTTCAAGGCTTGCCCGTACATACTGTCAAGGCGTGGCCAGCCATTGGCGGAGTTATCCTCTAAATCCAATACCCCGCGCATGTTGCCCCATGAGCCAACAGTATCCAGAAACTTCTTGCATTGATCTGCGCCATTGCCCCTGTAATCAAAGTAGTGGTACGCGCCTGAATAATCAAGGGTGCAATTCTGCCTGTTAGTGCCGTATTTGGAATCAACCGACAAGCCGAAGTTTGAACGCATATACACACCAATCACGCCAGCCGCTTTAGCTTTGTCGAAATTGAAGTTGCCATTCCACGCTGAAATGTCTATAATCATTCGCTACTCCATATCATCACTTGACCGCCAAGTAAATATTCGATAACCAGTATCGGCTCGGTATAGGTTACATTGTCGTAGGATGCAACTGTGCGCTGTGAACCAGACGACCCGGCGTTTTCGTGAATCAGCACAGCCATTGTGTTACCGCTAGCCCACCCTGCGCGGTTTAGTATTTCCTGAACAGCCGTTGTAATATTCCATGTGTACTCAGTCCCGGCGGTCTGCGCTGCCACGTTGTTGTCATCGGTGTATGCTGCTGACATGGTTCGTGAGTTTAGCGTAGCCCAGGTGGACGGTGCGCTCGGGTTATCTGCTGCCTCACACCCGAACCTCAACTTACACGTTGCACCTGACCTGGTATTGTTAGCAATAAGTTTTATAGTCGCTGTTAGAACGGTCGTGTTTTTCAGAATAGGAACGACAAAAGGGATCCATGCCTTACACGGGTCGTCTGAAATCTTACCAAGTTCCAATACCGTGCCTGCAATATCGAATACAGAACCGGATGCCCGTCCGTAGCAATCGTTTGTTGTTGTCGATAAGGTTGAAGTCGCCATTATACGTCCACCGTGTTCAATATCTGAACGAATATGTCTTTTATGTCGGTGTGAGGGGATGAATCAAACTGAATGTAGACAAACTTCCCCGCCGGAATAGTTGCGTCTGTGAACGCGCTTGTTTTAGTCAGCGCACCTGCTGTTGTATCCAGCGCGTTTACCAGCGTGGCATTGGCTAGACTGGCAGTGAAAATATCATCTGCAAACTTTAGATCGGCTGCGAGTTCAGCGCCAGCGGTTGCCGTATTTAGCCTAACAATTATCGATGTGATTGTGATTGCGGCGGTTGTATATCCAATCGGAAGTTGCGCTCGCTGTGCGTAAACAGCCTGGGGATTGGAGATTGTGGCTTCCCACTTTTTAGTCAATGACCCGAGTAGTGTTTTTGTCTCCGCCAGCGTTTTAGCCGTCAATCCATCCGAGCCGTCACCAACCATGAACCCGTTTGCGGCTAGTCCAGCGAATTTATGCTCCGCGTTCCAATGCCCCGGTTGAATGTCATAGTTGGGGTCGTCCGCTATGATGCTTACTTTTGCGTGTGTTATTCCTGCCATATTTGCTCCTTACCACCAATGCGATTTTGATACAAATTTTTTCTCTCGGATGCTTGCAAATGCGCCGTACGTTGTCTGCCCGCCCGGTGGTTCCGGCGCTGAAACAACACACGCCATTGACAGATCCGCCGCTGTTTTATGCGCCCTGAAATAATTGTCTAAATAAGTCATTGCACCGCCATCCCCGGTAATGCCAGTAATAGCCCCCGTTCCGCCGTCGGCACAAGTTGCAATGCCAACTACTAAACCATCAATAACAGTATCAACATTAATAGTTAATGAGCCACTGGCGTGAGAATTTGCTTCACTATCCATTACGGTCGCAGTAACGTTTACATAAACAAATCTGGTAGCCTGCGAGATTACGCACGCAACAGTTCCAGTAGTTGGTCTTTCCTTGATACTAATGGACACGCCATTAGAGCAGATTTGGCTCATGGCAACTCCGCCCAAAGTCGGGTTTGTTGTTCCTGCTACCAGAGCCACAACCAACCTACAACTACTTGGTATTGTTAGGTCTCCACTTGATGCCTTCAGTTCGCTGGTAAATGAAATTGCCATTTATATGTTTTCTCGCCTTCGTACAATCCTGTGTATCTGAATAGGCTTCTTGTCATTACCTTTTTTGTCAGTTCCGCGTTTGCCAATCTGAGCGCTTGCACCATTTGGAACCGTGTAAATTGGGCTTAGATCACCGTCAATCTTTTTACCCTTTGTGATTGGTATCAAGTGCTGCTGCGAACCATGATCACCTGGTAAAGACGGTCTTGCTGGCACCCAAACAGGACGGTTTTTTGTAACTCCCTGTTTTACCGCGTTTTTAGGTGCAGTGGGTGGCTTTGCGACTGGTTTAGGTGAAACTGGTTTTATCAATACTGGTTTAGGCATATTCACCTCTCTATGGTTTTGTAAAGGTAAGTTGAGCGCCGCAATTAAGAACGCCAGTACCAGAACCTGAGTTAGATACTTCAATTTCGTCTCCTGTTGCTACATCATCCTGCGCGGTATCTATCACGGGTTGAGTTGTTGCATCCCTGCTGGATGTTTCACTGGCTTCTATGGTTATATTTGTAGACAACAAGCTCGTGCCGTTCTTCTTTACCAATATCGTTACATTGCCACTGGATGAACCGTCAGAACACAAGCCAACCGCGCTTGTCAGCACCCACCCATTACATGTTTCTGGTATCCAGTCATAACCCACATCGGCGGTTGTCAAAGAATCCGCGCCGTTCATAAATATCGTTACGGTCTTTGCCGCAATCTCTTTTACATCCGCTGCTAAAATTTCACTGTCTGTTTGTATCGCCATATTTACCTCAAAAGTAGTTCGTAATCAAACGTCAGGTCATTTTCGCCTGCGCTGTTATCCTCTGCCTGCGAGAAGTGACTGAACAACGTGCCTGAATCAGCCGCCGCCGTAGCGCCGTTGCCAAATATGCCACCCTCTTTGATGTTGAATGTACTTTGCGCGGCGGTGTAAAACACACTCACTACCACGCTTGTGCTTGACCTCGCAATAGACGTGAATGCTTTACGCGCTGTCTCAGTCCCTAATTGTGTATCGCCAGCAGCGGGCGCGGTTGTGTTGGTTCCAATAGCATGATAGTTCAATCCTGTTCTAGTCTCACCAACAAGGAAATCCGCTACCAGTACCTTCCCGGCTGTCACGACCAGGTTATCGACAATATTCTCATGCACACAGAATCCGGCGTGTTTTGCAAACTCAACCGCTTCTTGCAGTGTCATTCCGGTGCTCATAAGATAGGGAATGACCCCTGCTCGGAATGCCCTTACAGTTGAACGCCCCTTGAATTTCATTTTATCCATATCTAGCCCCATTTCGCGTATCCCCATTTACAACCATCATCCCACTGGTAAGCCCCGGTGTGGGTAGTGACGGTATTGACATCCTCGAATAATTCCAATTCTTCTGAATCTGTGAGCAGCACGTCAGTAACTTCATCCTCGCGGTACGGCATCCCTGGATTAGAAGCGCGTTTCAATGCCAGTAAAACATCCACCAAATCAGGATTGTATTTCCCGGCTTCTACAAACACTTCAACCGCTCCGGCTATTCCTATATTAGTCGTCACCTTTTGTATCAAATAGGATGTGTCGATAATCAGCGCGTCATTTTTCATTCCAACGGTCATACCAGCGCGGAGCCGTCTCTTTTGGCAGTACCATGAATACGATTGTCTGCCTAACGCGGATTCGATCAACAATTGACTGCCTTTCAACCTGGCAACTGTTTTGTCAACAATGGAGCTGTCTGTGTAAACGTAGTAAATCTCTCGCCCGTAAAGGTCAATAGATGGTTGATTCCTTGCCCGCGTCCTCAATGGAATTTCATATTGTCCGGTCAATTTCACGGCGTTGGTCAATGCTGGCCACACTGCTGTTTGTTCGATTACCGCTTCCTGATAGTAGTAAAGCACATCATCAGCGCCCGAGAGTTCACCGATATAACCAACCTTCACCGTCATGGGTGTCCAAACAGGTGTACCCTCTGTCCCGTCATTCCGCCATATCAGCACGGATGTTTCACCGTCCGGTGCTTGATATTTGAAGGGTAATAGAATCCGGCTGCTCTTGCCAGTTCCGGGGAGGTATATTGTTTCGTCAGCGGAGCGGTAATTACCACCAACAACTTCAACCACATTGAATGTACCTGAACCGTCGTCTGTCTTTACCAGTCCATAATAGGGGAACGTGGTAGACAAGTTGGGTGTGTCAGAGAAACTATAAGGCGCGGCGCTATCCTCTGATTTGAAATAGTGCAACTTCTTGTCGTAATCCACGTACCAATCAGCGCCCGTCAACCCACAGATGAAATCAAGCGCGTCCTTCAGCGTCTTACGGCTAAATTGAATATTGGTTAGTGTGGATAATGCGGTTACATACGTTGTCGTGTTTATCTCTGAAAGGTAATCCGTGAACAGGTCATTGATGATATAGGCATCTGTTTTATCGGTGTACCTTGTCGCCTGCACAACAACGGTTTCAAGCAGTTTGGAGTAATCGACACACGAGATAGTGTAATCCAGGTCATAAGTCAAGGCGGATTCCGTTGGAACGACCTGAGTGATCAACCCCGCGAATATCCGCTGTTCGTTGTCTGTGATAATAACTTCCTGCCAGTTCTGAATTGTTACCGTGTTCGGGACATTGAATAACTGGATGGTGCAAACGTCATACTGTCTGGTCAGGATGCTTTGAATAATGGTCTGTGCTATTTCCAGGTCAAGGTAGTTTTTCATCTCAACCGCGTTTATCGTTAGGCTTAGGAATACAAGCTCATTCGGATAAACGTAAGGCGATTCTTCGGTCTGAAAAGCCGTTGGTTGAAATACATCAGCCTGAAATGGAAGGGTTGCGGTCATTATTGTGGCAAGCCCCCTTGCTGCTTCACCTTTTGCCCCGCCCAACGCAGGAATTCATCCGGGTTAGTTATTCCATTAGCCACAAATGTGTAACTATTGCCGCCCCCGCCCTCGCCGCCTTTTTCAGAAGCACCAACGCGAGATGAAGGAGTAACGCTATACTTTTCACCTGAAGACAATCCAACTAAGAAGTTGTCGTGCGTAAACCCAGCAGGTACAATACCTGAACCACCAGCGGCTTGTGTTTCGTTGGTATTAACGTCCGCGCTACCACCACCGCCGCTATTCACGTAAACGGTTGTAATGGTTATCGTATGATCTGTGGGAATATCGTTAATTGCATCAGCTACTAATCCGGCTTCTGTTATTACCGATTGCATTTCCTCAACTGCGGTCTCTGAATAAATACCCCACTCAACGCCCTTTTGTAATAAAAACTCCGCTTCTTCTTGAGTTAATCCGTCTGCTGCCAATAATTGTTGTGCATAACTCAATACAATGCGTCTGGTTGCCAGTTCGTGAGCGTCAGCATTTTCACCCGCTTTTTGGGCGTTTATATCCAACTTTGCGTCAATATCGCGTATCTGTTGGCTTTCCTCTGTGTACCCGAGACGCTTTAACCGCGCCCGCTCTTCCATGAGAGTGAGAAGTTCAGCGTTATTCGCTTCGACATTTGTTTGATAGGAGTTTTCGGCGGTTGTCAGGGACGATGTAATTGAGATCATGTCCTGAAAAGCAATTGCAGCCTTCGCTGTTTCTAGTGCCAATTCTTTATTCTCAAAGGCAGTTCTTTTAGCCGCGTCCTTTGCCTTCATCAATTCTTCTGCATAATCCGTTACCAAAGGCGTGCCGCGAAGCATACGGTTGATAAAATCAGCGGCGCTTCTTGATGCGGTTTGATCGGCTTCTGCAAAGTCGGTTGTTAGTTGAATTAGTGCGGTTAGTTTTTCTGTTAGTCCTGGTCCAACTCTATATACAAACGCTTGCCAGGTATCATTAAGATTATCTTGTGCAATTTCTAGATCACGCGCCTGCTGTAATTGTTCATCACCTAAAATAAGATACTCATTGATTGCGTTTGCCTGGTCTCGAATTGCGCCGCTGCCCTGTCTTAATATTTCGGCATAATCAGCACCCTCGCGTCCGAGGTTTTTAGTTAGGTATAGTTGTCTTTCCGTGCCTGAATTGAGTGCCAGGTATTCGTCTGACATCTGGGCAAGCATGTTGATATTCAATGACTTGCCCTGTGCTGCGAGGGTCTTTTGAACCATTGTCAATTTTTCAGATGATATTTTGTAATCATCTGTTAACTGAATGACGCGGCTCATTTCTTCCGAACTCTCGCCAGTAATATCCCTTAGCGTTCTTACCTGGTCGGCATACTTGACAAAGGTTTCAATGGTCGCCTTGTAAATATCATTAGCGCCCTGCCATACCTTACTTCCAATTTCAATGGCGGAATTAAGCTCAGTAAAACGCATGGTAGCGCTTTTGGTCGCCTGCCCGGTCTTATCCTCTGCTTCAATGTCATAAACTACTTTACGATTTGCCATTGGTCTCTCTCAACTCTTTTATGTCACGCCATATTGCCGCGTAGTGCGGGTAGTTTTTCCTGAATTCGGCGTCTGTTTTTCCACCGACTAAAACATAGTCAACCCTTGCTTTTACGGCATCGTAGGTGTTCAAACAGGCGGTCATTTTTCGCAGTAACCCGGCTTCCATGTCCATTACCGGAAATGTCAATCCAAAGTTTTTCCACTGCCAGGCTAATTTCAATTCCCTCGGAGCGTCCTTGCGTTCGGTTTTCTTGCGTTCGCTCTCTGCAAACTCCGCCGCCGCAAGGATCAGTCGTTTGGGATTACACTCGCCTCTTGATATTCCTTGACAAGCTGCTCACCGATCAACGCAACAATACGGGGATCGAGCGCGGCAATCTGGTCATCGTTGTACATGGGTTTCTTCACCCATCCTATTTTGATCGCCGCTCTCAAATACTTCCCGTAAATTGTTTTTATTCCCCTACCCTCGGATTCATCTTTCACCAATGCCGCTTCAAACTTTTCAAGCATTCCCTGGGTAATGGTGTCGACCAGTTCAAACTCAACCTGCAAGGTCTTGTTTTCTAATTTCATAAGCCGCCTAAAGTAATGTAGAAAGTTCATTGACAACCAGTATCCGGGGATTCAAGGCTGCGGTTGCGTTGTATTTACAGCGGAATGTGCCGCGTACAATATCGCCGCCCTCCACATCCTCTAAGCCGTCAAAGGATTCCCATTTACCGGGCATATCAACAATGACTGTCTTTTTGGAGTACACAGTGCCGGGGGTTGTCACTGAAGCGCCGTTCAAGGTCAAACGCATTTTGCGCGCTGTCTGTGCTCTCCAGTATCCAATTTCAGCCTGAGCAACGGTGTCATAAGGTAAGCCAACGGTAAAGACCATTTCAGGACCGCCGCGAAGTAAAGCAGAATCGTAGTTCTTGCTGTTATTCGCGCCGTAGCGTTTCTTGATGCCCGTGTTGTATTTCAGGTTGAAATCGGTGAACACACCAGCAGTCGTTGCTCCCAAAGTACCACCAACTGCGTCAATTGCCAGTTGCGATTCCGGGAACATGAATTCACCCACACTCGGGATTGCTAAACTCGCGGTAAATGAATCGGCTATCCACTGTCTCACTTCGAAATTAGCAGACATCATTATCGCGTCCGAATCAGATCCACCGCTGCCTGAAATCTCGAAGTCTTTACAGTAGCCGTATGACCCTTTTTCAGCCAGTGAGTTGTCTCCACCCCGGAAGGTGTAAGTTTGCCTTACAACTTCGATGGTGATTGTTGGGGTTGCGGAGCCGTCTGTCAACGTTTCACTCACCACTAACTCAGCAGCCACGCCGCCAGTTGTTACCAGGTGATAGCCGTTATTCCCGGCAGCCACAGCTCCGGCAACTTTGATCAAATCGCCAGTTTTGATGAATGCCAGTCCGTTACCGGAATCGGTTATCTTTTTGGTCGATGCGACAAACGCAATAGTTGCGGCGGATATGACCATTGTTGCCGAGGTCATGGGTACGATGTAGTCATACAGGTAATCACTACCCGCGCCGTCTACTGTGCCAGTCTCAACCGCCCGGATTGCGCTACGAAGTATCCAGGGTAATTGTTCAGCGGTCAGTGGTGTTTGCGCCAGTGACAAACTTCCCAAGTTGTAGGGTAGTTTTGTCCTGTCATAGCCCACAAGGTTTTGTACCTGTTCGGGTACGAACTGGATCGGTGTTTCATCCTTGTAAGTGGCTTCGCCTCTCCAGGGGGCGGTACAAGCAACAGCAGTACCGGACGCGCCGCCGTTCTTTAGCTCTGCACCAATTTGTAAAAGCCGTAGATCTTTTATGCCTTCCATTTATGCCTCTTCCTTCTCAACAATTACTCGTTGATGTTTTGCTTGCGTTGGTGCAAGCTCGTAAAGTTCTGATTGGATTAGCGTTTCAAATAACACGCCCTCTTTTTCCAATTTCTCAACATCTGATTTGGTTAGGTCACGAGCGGGCCAGCCTGAAATGGAGCCGCCGAACCCTCCGCCCGTGTAGTTCAATACCACGTTATCTTTCATGCGAAATCACCTCCACTTAATGCTGCCCGTTCTGTTATGTCAACCGTAAATCGTTGCGTAAACCACATCGGCCCCGCGCCTTGAGAATCAAACACGCCCTGGGGATCGTCATTCGCGGACACTGATATTTTCAATACCCCACTGGAGTTATTCAGCATGGGGTATTTCTCCAGTTGATCGATCACTGAGGAACGCAACGTTACAAACGCTAACCAGGATGATGTATCATTTGCGAACCTCACGAACATATCCATGTAAATAGTCCACGTCCTGATTGAGGAGCGCGCTTGATTGACCGATTCACTTACCGGACCCGGAACTAAAACGATGAAGTTACCCACGCCTTTGTCAAATGGAGAATAATCCCCATGTGTGACGTGCGTTGGTAACGCCAGTGTTATACTCGCTGTTGCCGCTTCATTGACCAACGTTTCTTCTACGGTAAAACTCGCGGCGCTTCCACCTGTGGCAACCCTGTACACCCCGTTATTGGATACCGACCCGGTAATGGTGACGTTATCCCCGGCTGTGATGAATGCCAGTCCACCAGCGGAATCAGCTATCGTTTTTGTGGCCGCCGTGAAACTTATTGTTGACGCGGTATAACTATCCTTGAAGTCTGTTATGCCCTTCAGAATACCGATTAGTTTATCTTTTACGCTGATATAGCTCATGTGACATCAAACCCTTCACGCCTTGCTACCATGACTATTTCCTGCTCTAAGGCTTTTGGTAAAGCTTCTAACTCTTTTTCAGTAACTTCTCTGAAAAGTGGCCATCTGCCTTTGTGCATCCATGCCTGGCTTGTTCCGTATGCGTCACCCACTACGAACTGCGGGTACGCGTTCCCTTTGAACTTCGCAACGTTGCCCAGTGAATAACCCTTGTTGTTGCTAAGTTTTTCAAGCCGCCAGCTTCTGAATAAACGCCCGCTTCTGACGTACTTTTGCCCTGGTCTTTCGGACGGATATGCTTCCATGATTCTTTTGACGCGCTCCAGGATGGTACGCATTCTCCGCCGTCCGATTGCTGGCATTTCAGCGGACAGTTTTTCTAGTCCCTGTCTGACAAGTTCATCCCTCACACGGATGGATAACTTCACTCTTCCGATTCTCCCAGGCTGGTGTTAACTCCACCAAATCCCCTACGTGTAAACAAGGGACTGACTTCGTTACCGTCTTCGTCTGAATCTCTGCTCAAAATGCCTGAACTCGTGCCACCACTCCGGCTTACGCCCAGCGCCGCGAATCCTGCTATTTGCTCTTCGATCCATTCAGACATTTCACGCCTGATTGCCCTCATTGGTGATACGCCGCGTTCAATGGCTTTATCTGTGAAGAATCTACCAGTTGAATTAGCGGCTTGCACCAGGTCAGACACGGCTTCAGTGACAACCCCGTCAAGAGCGGCTTTTGCGTCCGCCTGTGTTACCGGGATGGTGAACCCTTCACCTGATAACGCGATATTCAATGACCCCGAGACAACATCTATAAACCGTTCCACTTGCGTAAGCGTAGGAACAGTCGTAGTGTCAAATGATCCGTTATTAGTGAAGCGCCTGACAAGAGCCGCAACCTCAGCAACAGAGCCGTATGAATTAGCTCCGATGGTCATTAGAGTGTCTCCACCCAAACGTCAACTGTGTCATCTGTATTAGCCTGAGCAACCACGATCTTGAGGAAATCTGAAATGGGGATGTGCTTATCCCCGCTGGTATCCACTACGCCCAAAACTGAGTGAGCATTGATGCGCGGTAAAAACAATCCGTCTGTGTTTTTGTCAGTCAAGGTGAGGATTGCAATACTCGGAACTTTCGGTGACGTGCCTTTGGTTGAGATCGTTACGTCCGTTGACGCTGGTTTATCTCCGTTGTATTTCACGTACACCGCGTAGATCAACCCGCGTATTTCAGTGGTTGAGTAAGCAGTTACGGTTGCGGAGCCATCAGCACCAACAGCCGCGCCGGAATTGATTGGTCCATATAGCATAGTTAGCCGCCTTTCTTGGCTTTTTTATCGGCGCGTGCTTGCACCATCTTGGCTGCCCATGCCGCTTTTTCTTCGGATGTCTTTTCAGCCTTTACCGTACCAATTTCAAGAAAGGGGTGTGCTTGCGCTTCTTTCTCAAAACCTTTAGGCACTTCACGGTATTCAGTCTTTACAAATTCAACCCCACTAAAGGCGGTGACTGACTTCCATCGATGGTCTTCTTTTACTCTCGCGTCCATAAGTTACTCCTTAAGGG